ACTATCTTTACTATATTTATTTGGTTCTTTAGGTCTTCCTGCACCTGGTTGTCCACCTTCTTCTGAACCACCCTCATCATCCAACTCATGACCAGTTCTACCCATAGCTAAATCTGATGGTGTTCCTTGTGACTCACCGCTTTTAGCAGGATCGTTACCCTCTTGTTCAATCTGTTGTCTTCTAAATTTTGTTTTATAATCAAATGCAATTTGTTCATCTTGTTCTTTAATTTCATCATCTGTAAACTTGAATATATTTTTATAAATCCACTCGGTAGATACTATTCCATCACGTAACATTGACTCTGCAAGTGAGGTTTTATTGTTCCACAACTCAATCTTTTCTTGTTCATATATTGTAGATGGATTAGTTAATTCAAGTTCAAAATTTGTTAAATCGGAATCTTGATATCCTTGTGAATACAAATGAACAATAGCAATCTTTGTTAATTCAGAAAGTGTT